GAACTCGAAACTAATTTAAATCAATATTATGTCTACAGCTAACAGACCGAACACTCATCATTTAAATTCTAATAAATAACACAAAGGTCCAGGACTATTATGCAAAAGAAAACTCGTAGTTTATTAGAAGAATTAGAAAGCATGTATGTAGAGCGTGACTCTCGCCATGTGATTGAAACCCGTGCTAGTAACATCATATCCAGTGCTATACGGTTATTAGAACAGATTGACTCAAGTTATGAGCCAGAAGTAGCTAAAAATTTGCAACGCAAGTTGATCAATGCGATTAACCTACGGGATCCTGGTAAATTTACTCGTACTGTGAGAAAAACTGATGCAAATTCATGAACTGAACAAGCAACCTACTAATACTCTTTTAACAGAAAAAGATGTTAACGAAGTATCTAAGGCTAAGCTAGCCAGTATCCGTAAAAAAGCCGTTGCTGAAAAAGCTAAAGACACAGCCGACTATCAGAGAGCAATAAATAAGGCATTACCTGCAGATCCTGGTACAAATCAACAGGCACAGCAAGCGGTAGCACCACAACCAGCACCTGTACAACAAGCCGCTAATCCAGCGCAACCAGCACCAGCAACAAATAGCATAGTAGGTAAAGAACCGTCAGCATGGGATCGAGTTAAAGGCCTTGCCAACTCAAGACAAGCTGGGATTAATCAACGTTACGATATTGCCACCGGTAATGACCGGAATCAACAGCAAATACAACAACAATACAATAACTTAAAGTCAATGGGGTCACCAGGTTTTGAAAAAACTGCTGCAACTGCTGCAACATCTGCAACATCTGCTAGAGGCAGTAACACTATTCCGCCTAAGGTAATGCAACAAGCGTCTAGGGGCACATATATTAGCAAAACAAACGACTACGAAACTGATAAATGGCTAACACAACTAGGATTTAGATTCAAATGATATTAAAAGAAGGCGGCAATGTTTTTAAAGACATGAAGGGTCAAATACTGACCCAACGCATTAACCAAACTGATGTTAAATCCACACTGGCCTGGCTTGACTTGATGCTACCGGGTCTAGACTTACAAAATAATACACTGGGATCCACTGGTAAAAAACCTACATCCGGAGACTTGGATGTTGCTGTAGATGCTAATCAAGTTAGCAAAGAACAATTGATAACTAGACTTACACAATGGGCTACAAGTCACGGACTTAAACCCGAGGAATATATTAAGAAGTCTGGCATTAATGTACACTTTAAAACACCTATCAATGGAAATCCTAAGTTAGGGTATGTTCAAACAGACTTTATGTTCTTGACTAATGTACCATTCTCTAAGTTTGTATTGAGTGCAGCCGCTGACAGCAAGTACGGCGGTTCAGACCGCAATGTGTTAATGAACAGCATTGCTAAAAGCATAGGTTACAAATTAAATCAATCCGCCGGTATTGCTGATCGTGCCACTAATCAAGTTATAAGTGATGATCCAGATAAGATTGCTAAACTGTTATTGAACAACAAAGCAACTCGTGAAGACCTACACAGCGTAGAAACTATTGTAGCCGCATTGGCAAATGATCCTAAACGTGATGCTAAGTTAGCAGATGCTCGCGAACACTTTGCTAAGAAGGGCGTTCCTTTTATGGAAAGCGATGAACCAGTATATAAAGAATATACAGAAGTAGACTTCTTGGCTCGTTTGCGTGACCGCATTGTAAATCAAGGTATGAGTGTGATTGTCGAAGGTGCCAAAGATGCACGTATCGAACACTTGGAAGACTTAGTGTTTGAAAAAGGCACACGGGGCATCCGCGAAGCAGTGGATATTATGCGTCATGCTTCTGAAAATACCCGCGGCACAACAACCGTCAAGTGGGACGGAAAGCCTGCTATTATATTTGGCCGTAAGCCAGATGGCACATTTGTATTGACAGACAAGAGCGGATTTGGTGCTAAAGGATATGATGGCCTAGCAACTTCCCCTGAACATATTCAGCGAATGATGGCGATGCGTAAAGGCGATCGAACTGAACTTGTTGGTATCTATCAAAAGTTATTCCCACTATTAAGGGCCGCAACCCCGGAAAACATGCGTGGCTATATTCAAGGTGACTTGTTGTATACAGATAAGCCACCTGAAGTTGCCGGTGCTTATGTATTCAAACCAAACTTTGTTGAATACAAGATACCTGCTAGTAGCAAACTAGGACAACGTATTGGTGCTAGTGAAGTTGGTGTTGCTATCCATACAAGATTTAAAGATCCAGAAAGTTCGCCCGAAGCAATTAAACACGTTACACTTGAACCTGTAACAGGACTACTATTGATTGAGCCGAGCGTTAAAGATATACAAAATGTAGAACTTAATGCTCAGATGGTCAAGCAACTAAGCCAAATTATTTCTATACACGGCAAAGCAATTGATGGATTGTTTAATCCTGCTGACTTACGGGCATCTGGTATTACTGACTTGCCACAACTATGTAAACGCTATATCAACTCTAGAATTACAAGTAACTATGACAACTTGTTAAATGGGTTTGGTGATTGGTTACAATCCAATGTAACACCACGTAAGTTTAACAATATTGTAGAATACTTACAAAGTCCACGTTCCAACATGGATGGTATTACTGCGGCATTTACAGCGTTCTTGTTATTACATGATATTAAAACTGATATGTTAGAACAATTAGATCGCCAGCAACCAGGTCAAGAAGGATGGGTGTTAGCAACCCCGGCTGGACGTGCTAAATTGGTGAATAGATTTGGATTCAGTGCCGGAAATCGTGCCTTGAACAACCCCGAACAAGCTGCCTAACTGGTAATTTTTTTCTAAAGACATAAATAAAAGTAGGTCAACCAAGACCACATACTATTAGGAGAATTTAAAATGGCAAATATTACAACAGCAACAAACGGCACATACCAACCAGTATCAAATGTAGATGCAGGTACAACAGCAACTTCACCAGGTGCTGGATGGCCTACACCATTGAACAGCGCAACTAGTGCTGTTACAGTTAACTTGGCTGGTCCAAAGTTAGACTTTTTCACAATCACATTGGCAAGCCTTGCCACAGACGGTGCAGTATTGAATGCAGCCATGCTTGCTATTCAAACTAAAGCTACTATTGCTATGTACGAAGTTACTGACGCTGGTACAGATACATTGGCTATCGCTGTGTATCCTACAGGTGCTTGGACAACTGGTACATTGGATACTGCTACTGGCGGTTCCTCAGCAGCTTCTGCAACATTCACAAACTAATCAATCAGTTTTTGATATAAAAACCCTGGATTAAAACCCAGGGTTTTCTTTTGGCGTTAAATACTTCACTATGATGGTAAGCAAAATAACTGAAGTAACAATATTTGAAAGCCCTGACGGCGGCCGTACAGTATATGCTCGCCATCCTGGTAGTCAACATCGTTCACTACATTATCAAGACCCTAAACTAAAACAAGAGTTAGATGAATTAGAACAAAAGCGACGCTGGGCAGAAATATTTGAATCACGCCACAGCAACATAGCACTCAACGAACTGTGTAGTAAAGTTGAAGTGTTATACGAACTGAGTAAAAAGAATAAATGAGATATGCAGTACAAACTTTCTTTGATATAACCGCAACAGGAATTACAGGGCACTTTAAGCCAGCAAAAATTCCGTTTCGGGATAACTCTGGAAATACAATAACAGATCAAGAGTCGTGGAATCGTGCTCGTAATCAACAACGAAATTGGGAAACCATAACGCAAATACTTGGACTACGAACACAATTATTCCGTCTACAAGACCCTATAGTAGATACTTCAAACCGTGCCTGGATGTTTGAATTTGAAACAGAATCAGACCACATATACGGCGATGATACTGACCCAACTCGGGTATTAAGATCCGATGCCGACGGTGTTCCTATGATAACAGGATTGGATAATAGAACAGAATTATCATCAACTATCGTTACAAATGGACCGGGTCAGAATATTTGGTTTGCGCCACTCTCCATAAATACAGCAACGGAGACTTAGATGGTTGATACTACGAATATAGAAAAGAAGAGCTTGGAGGCCCATGTGGAACTATGTGCAGAACGCTATAATGCGTTAGAATCAAGGTTAGATCATGTGGATGCTAAAATTTCCAAATTAGAACAAATTATTTGCGAAGTTCGTGATTTAGTTCAAGACATGTCGGTAAGACGCAACGACCAGTTGATTAAATGGGGTACAGGTATTATTGGTGTGTTATTTGGTGCTGTCGGGTATCTTTTTGTACATTACGTTATTAAATGATATCAGACAAACAATTTGATCACTTATTCAAAAGTGAATTTGCCGCAGTACAAGCTAACAGCATTTGGAAAAATGAAGCCGGGGAATACGAAGTATTTGGGCGTTATCGCATTGTTAAAGAAAATACCAGCTATAGAGTATTTTGTTCTTTAACAGATGCCGGGCTTTTTCACAGCACACGATCAGCATTGAGCTGGTGTATCGCTGACAAGTTTGAACATTATAACACAGCCCGTGAGATATTAAATTTAGACAATAACTTACATTTTTTAACCGTGGATATCAATGCAAGGGCAACAATAGGAGATCGCACAAAAAATGCTGATCTACATGAAATTATACTTACTAAGCTGGAAAGTAAAATTATACTCAAAAAAGAGATAGAAAATAGGTTAGCCAATTGTGTCAACTGGGCTAAATATTATCAACAACGAGGATTCGACAATGAAACTGCAAGAATTGGCCGTGCTGCCGCAAACAAAACAAATCGCTAAAGTATTTGAAAGTTACTTTGGTAAAAGTATTACCTTTGAATCAATTTCAAAGAGGCACGCACATGCAATGCTAACCAAAGTACGTGGCTTAATAAGCGAGCATCGTTCTACATCTGCTTATCACGGCAGCGAGAAAAGTCCAGCTTACTTGAAATTAGTAATGATGGAACAAGTGCTAACCAAGAAGCTCCGTGAGGAATTTCCTGCTACAGCAAATGGCGGCGTAACTGATCCTAACAAAGCTAAACAAGAAATTAATAAGATTCAAGACCCCAAACTTAAAACCGCTATGACTAAGAGTGCTGCTGGACAGAATCTTACACCAGAAGAACAAGAATTAGTAAAAGCTACAGCATTACAGGCAGTGACAGCAGAAAGCCGTCGTCGTAAAGCAGGTCGTCGTTTAAGCGAAAGCGAAGTTCAACAAGCTCAAGTTATTTTAGCAAGTCAAGACATGGTTGATCAAGTACAGAAAATGATTGAACAAATTACTTCTTTACAATTCAAAGATTTGCCTGCGTTAGTGGATCAAATCCGTAACGAAATTGGCTACGAGCAAGCAACAAAATTTAATGCTGATGCTACTGCTGCATTAGGCGGTATGGTTCAAAACTTACAAGGTTCTAAGGCACAATTAGAAGGCGCAATGGGAACGGTTACTGGACAAGCTCCTGTAGTCCCTGGTGCTGATATGGGTGCTGAGTTACCTGTTGACCCAATGGCTGACCCAATGGCTGAACTCCCAGACGAACCAGTTGACGATCTTGAAGTTGATGCTGAAGTTGATGCAGACGCACCAATTAAAACTAGTCTAGGTCGCGATCGTAGATAATGCGTTTACGAGAGTTTGCTGAATCCAATGCCGATGCCCAAAAACTTGCGGCATTAGCAACCTTTCTCAATGATCGAGCAGAAGACGAAGCAGCCACAAAACAAATTAGTAAAAAAGCATTTATTGATCTTGGACAATCAATGGGTGTTAATGTAACAGATACAAATATTAATGACATAGTCCAAGCAGAACCACTTAGTAATATTGTTAACCCGATTGATCCAGGAGCTGACATTGTTAGTTTCAAAGGTGACACAGAAGCCGCAACTGGCATGAGTGTTGACCAAGCTCAAGAGGTAGTTAATAGCAATGCCAAAGCGGCAATGAAACGTCGTCAATAACTATATCAAACTCTGGAAATACCCAAAAGACTAGTAAATACACTTAGAAAGTAGTATAATAACTTATACATACTTTTGGGGAGACATAATATGAAACAACTTTTATTTGCTACACTAATAGCACTATCATCTTCAGCCTTCGCTGGCCCACATCACAACGGACATAATACCGGACATTGGCAACGTGGTCACAGTGGACACGGATGGATGTGGGTAGTCCCTGCTATCATTGGCGGAGCAATCGTTTATCAAGCTAGTCAACCACAAACAACAATAGTTGTACAATCAACTATTGACCCAAATTGTAGCCCATGGACTGAAATACAAAATTCCGACGGCACAATAACCAGAACAAGAACTTGTCAAAAGTAATTGTAACAATCAGTAAATTAAAAAGAAATAGGAAAAAAGTAACATGGCATCAGGTAAAGTAAAATGGTTTAATGAAACCAAAGGTTTTGGATTTATTACTCCAGACGCGGGGGGTGAAGAATTATTTGCCCATTACACAGCAATTCAAACAGAAGGATTCAAAGTTCTTAAAGAGAATCAACGTGTGTCATATGATGTCGTGCAAGGACAAAAAGGTCTACAAGCTTCTAACATCAGACCAGAGTGAAACCCCGGATAGTCAGTGGTGTAATGCCACTGACTCATTACTTAAATGAATGAGCGTAAGTTACAATCTGGACAAATAGTTCCAGAGTTAGAGTTAGCAGTAACACTCACTGTTTATACAAAATGTCCTGCAAAGTATAAATTAGTAGATATGGAGACCGGTGAAGAATATGTAGGTTATTCTAGTAGCGGTAAAAATAGTTGGAATAAACTGGAGAAGAAATAATGGCATATTCGGAAAAAGTAATCGATCACTACGAAAATCCACGTAACGTAGGAGTCTTTAGCAAGGACGATACAGATGTAGGCACAGGAATGGTCGGTGCCCCTGCCTGTGGAGACGTGATGAGGCTCCAAATTAAAGTAGATGAATCTACAGGATTAATCACAGATGCAAGATTTAAAACATACGGATGTGGATCTGCTATTGCAAGTTCGTCCTTGGTCACTGAATGGGTCAAGGGAAAAACGCTTGATCAAGCGGCAAGTATTAAAAACAGTGAAATTGCCACAGAGTTGGCCCTTCCACCCGTTAAAATACATTGTTCAATACTTGCGGAAGATGCTATTAAAGCCGCAGTAGAGGACTACAAAAATAAACATGTTAACAGTAACTGAGCAAGCGGCCAAAAAGATACAACAATACATTACTCGCAGAGGAAATGGAATAGGTATTAAAGTTGGTGTGAGAACTACAGGTTGCTCTGGACTGGCGTATGTGTTAGAATATGTAGATGCGTTAACAGAAGGCGATGATGCTATTGACCACAATGGGTTTAGCGTTATTGTTAATAAAAGAGATCAACCTTACCTTACAGGTATAGAGATTGATTATGTCCGCAAAGGCCTCAACGAAGGCTTTGAATTCAATAATCCAAACGAACGCGATCGATGTGGTTGCGGAGAATCATTTAGAGTTTAATATGTACAATCCAAAGTTTAACTATCACTCACTCACAAGAGAGCAAGTAGATGGTAAACGTCTATATGCCACACCCGATGGTAGCAGAGTTCCCAGTGTAACAACTATCCTAGACAAAACAAAACCTGCTGATAAAGTAGCCGCATTACAAAACTGGCGACGTGCTGTGGGTGAAGTAAAAGCACAACAGATTACAACAGAAGCAGCTAACCGCGGAACACGGATGCACACTTATCTTGAAAACTATGTCAAGACAGGTGAGATCAAAGAAAAAGGTACTAACCCGTTTGGATGGGCAAGTCACGCAATGGCAGAAGTTGTTATTGAAAATGGACTTAAAAATGTAGATGAATTTTGGGGTGTTGAAGTTCCGCTATACTTCCCGGGCATTTACGCAGGAACAACAGATTGCTGTGGGTTACATAACAATCAAGAAAGTATCCTAGACTTTAAACAAACAAACAAACCCAAGAAACTTGAATGGGTCGAAGACTATTTCCTACAACTTTGTGCTTATGCAGAAGCACATAACGAAGTGTATGGAACAAACATACGCAAAGGTGTTATTTTAATGTGTGTTAAACCAGTTACAGACGATATGGGCAATGTAACTAGCGATCCACAATATCAAGAGTTTATAATTGAAGGTGCGGAATTTGACCACTGGAAAAGCCAATGGTGGAAAAGAGTCGAACAATATTATCTGCTAAATAGTTAATCAAAGAGGACGACTAAATTGGCTATCGTACAAATTTCGCGAATTACCCAGCGTAAAGGGTTACAAGAAGACTTACCACAATTAGCAGGTGCTGAATTAGGGTGGAGTGTTGACGAACGTAGATTGTTCATTGGAAACGGCACACTAGAAGAAGGTGCTCCTATAGTCGGCAATACTGAAATTTTAACGGAATTTTCAGATATCCTTGTACTTGTCCAAGATTATACATATAGTGGGCAAGAAGCCACTGGATATACAGTACAAACAGGTGTAACACCTGGAACACCAGTTGAGCTGTCCTTACAAAACTGGATGGATCAATTCGCCACTGTTAAAGACTTTGGCGCAGTTGGAGATGGTGTTGCTGACGATACTGATGCTATTAACCGCGCACTTTATCAGCTATACTGTAGAGAAGTAAATCCAGCAATCCGCAGAAGTTTATTCTTCCCAGCCGGTGTTTATAAAGTTACAGACACAATTATTATCCCACCTTATGCTACATTAAAAGGTGAAGGTCCAAAGAATAGTATTATTCAAATGACAGCAACCGCATCCGCATCCTATGTAATGCGTACCGGCGATAGTTTACAACAGACCGGTGTTAACATTGGTACCAATGGTGCCACTGCACCACTAAGTGTCACATGTGAAAATATGTGCTTTAAGAGTCTTAAAACAATTGACATTACAATTATAGAACAAGCAAGTGAATTTGTGTTTAACCAAGTTGAATTTCTTGGTCCTTTGACCACAGCAGATTTGACCACAGCAGTAGATGATACTTCGTGTATTAGATTTGCTAGTACCTCTGCCAACGATACACATCAAATTAAATTTGACAATTGTACTTTCTCTGGAAGTACATATGGTATGAAAACTGATTCACAGGTTCGCGGCATTAACTTTACCGGAGCACATTTTACAACATTGTACGAAGGTATTGTAGTTGAGCCAAACCCATTAGGTACTGCGTATGATCCACGGGGAGTGGGTGTAACTAGTTCCGATTTTGATGGAATTTATGCTCGTGGTATTGTGTTCGAAGTAGAACGTAATGCTACAGCACAAAATACATTTGGAGATGTTGGAAATCACTTTGGTGGTATTACACAACCGTATACTTCTATTATTGATTTTGTATCTCCTAACAACGTTAGTGTCGGTGATATTTTTGATCGAACCGATCAATATGCCACAACATTTCAAAGAATTAACTTAAACGGTACTGCTAGTATTGGATTTACAAATGGCCAACAATTGGCCATGGGACCATATGTTCGCGAATCCGGACTAACAGTAACATTAAACAACAATGTAACTTCGCCAACAACTGCTTTTTCTTACAGTGAACTTGGAATTTGGTCATTAGGAATTGATTATAGTATCTCTAGAGATAACACATATAGAACAGGTAGATTGTCAATTGTGTTAGAAAACGGTGCAGGTGCATTAACATATACAGATGATTTTTCTGAAAATATTACCACAGGTATTACACTGACTGTAACACAAACTAGCAATGAAATTTTTGTAAAATATATTAGTACTAACACCGGTAACTCCGGAACATTAACCTATAGCGTAACACATGTACATTGAAGTGGCCTGTAACATTTGAATCAAGACTTGACAGCTGGAATCAACTTCGTAAACAAGTTACCGAACAGCCTGTTGAATTAGCACTCGAAACCATTAACTCTTGGTGGTTTCAAACACCCTGGACTGCTTACCATTTGCATTGGGACGACCATTTATCCTGGCCTGATCCTTGGCAGTTATTGAGCGACAACTTGTATTGCGAGGTTGCAAGAGGGCTGGGAATCCTGTATACTATAACATTGTTGGACCGTGGGGATATGGACTCTGCAGAGCTGGTTTTGACTAAAGATGACCGTAATTTAGTCCTACTGGACAAATCTAAATATATACTTAATTGGGATAAGACAAACATCTTAAATACCAGCACAGGGATAGAAATTAAAAAGAGCTTACACCAATCACAGGTAAAACAGAAGTACAAGTAAAATAACAAGAGAAGTAGATGTCACCAATTATTGTAGTAAAACGTAGCGGTCGCCGTGAACCCATGGCCATTGAAAAATGGCAAAACCAAGTAGCAAAAATATGTCAAGGTATAGCAGATGTTAGTCAAAGTATGGTTGAGATTAAAGCTCAATTACATTTCTATGACGGTATCACTACACAAGAAATTGATGGTATTACACTCCGTGCCATTGTAGATTTAATTGATGTTGAATCAAATCCAGATGTTGGTCATACTAACTATCAATTCGTAGCGGGTAAACAACGTCTTTCTATGTTGAGGAAAGATGTATATGGCTCATACGATCCTCCTCGCCTGTACGAAATCGTAAAACGTAATGTCGAAACAGGACTGTATACTCCGGAACTATTAGAATGGTATACAGAAGAAGACTGGAACAAGATGGACGCCATTATTGACCACAGTCGTGATGAACAGTATTCTTATGCCGCTATCGAACAGTTGATTGAAAAGTATTTGGTTAAGAATAGATCTACTAAGGAAATATATGAAACCCCACAAGTTCGATATATGGTTGCGGCCGCTACTGTCTTTCACAAAGAAGAACCGAACACAGCAAGAATCCGATATATCAAAGAATATTACTTGGCTGCTAGTGACGGCTTGTTTACTCTCGCCACTCCTGTGTTGGCTGGCCTTGGCACTCCTACTAAACAGTTTTCCAGCTGTGTGCTTATTCGTAGTGACGATAACCTTGATAGTATATTCGCTAGTGGAGAAATGATGGCAAAGTATGCTAGCAAACGTGCTGGCATTGGATTAGAAATTGGCCGTTTACGACCACTTGGTAGTCCTATTCGTGGTGGAGAAATTATGCATACTGGCATGATCCCATTCCTTAAAAAATGGTTTGGTGACTTGCGTAGTTGCTCACAAGGAGGTATTCGAAATGCTAGTGCTACTGTCTTTTATCCTATTTGGCATCATCAGTTTGATGATCTTATTGTACTTAAAAATAATCAAGGTACGGAAGAAACTCGAGTCCGACACATGGATTACGGAGTGGTTCTTTCTGCCTTCTTCTGGAGACGATTCAAAAACAAAGAACAAATAACATTCTTTGACCCTAACGAAGTTCCTGAATTGTATGAAGCATTTTATACAAACACTAAACAATTTGAAGAACTGTATGTCAAATACGAGAAACGTAAAGACTTGCGTACCAAGTCAATGGCAGCAGAGGAAGTATTTAAATCTGGTATACTAAAAGAACGTACAGATACTGGACGTATCTATCTTGTATTCATTGACAACGTAATGAAGCAAGGACCATTTGATCCGGAATATCACACAATTTATCAAAGCAATTTGTGCTGTGAGATCCTTTTGCCCACTAAGTCATTCAATAGATTAGACGATGCCGAGGGTAGAATTGCTTTATGCACACTGGGGTCGATAAATTGGGGTGCGTTTCGCAATCCAGAAGATATGCGTCGCGCTTGCCGCATACTACAGCGTAGTCTTAACAACATTCTTGACTATCAAGACTTCCTTAGCATACAGAGTAAATTAAGCAATGACGAGATTCGCCCACTTGGCATTGGCATTACTAATCTTGCCTACTGGCATGCCAAGCGTGGATTACAGTACGGCGACAAAGATGCGTTAGCAGAAGTTAAAAGTTGGATGGAACATCAAGCATTTTATCTAACAGAAGCAACAGTTGAACTTGCTAAAGAACGTGGCCCATGTTTACATAGCGATAAGACACGCTACGGACAAGGTGTGTTTCCTTGGGAACTCCGTGCTAACGGTGTTAACGAACTTGCTAACTTTGATCCAGAATTGGACTGGGAAACCCTGCGTACCAATATGAAAGAATACGGTGTGCGTAATGCCACAATGATGGCAGTCGCTCCTGTGGAGTCAAGTTCTGTTGTTATTAACAGCACCAATGGTATTGAAATGCCAATGAGTTTGATCAGCGTAAAAGAATCTAAAGCAGGTAGCTTGACACAAGTTGTTCCGGAATATCA